ACCAAAGGTAAAACCAAGGGCACTATGATTAGCATGAAAGGCGGCGGTTACGCCTGTTAAATTATGATGCCAAGTCGTGGAATGGGTGACATGCTACCCAGTAAAATGCCTAAAGCTGTACGCAAGTCGCGTAGAGATGACACCGACTTTACGCAATACGCGGAAGGTGGGCCTGTTGGCCTTTATGCCAACATTAACGCTAAACGTAAGCGGATAGCCGCTGGTTCAAAAGAGAAGATGCGTAAGCCCGGATCTAAAGGTGCTCCTACTGCTGACGCTTTTGTTCAATCTGCAAAGACTGCTAAAAAATGACCACTACCGGCTCCACCCTCTTTAACATGGATTTTACGGAGATTGCTGAAGAGGCGTGGGAGCGGGCTGGTCGTGAGATGCGTACTGGTTATGACTTGAGAACTGCCCGTCGTTCAATGAACTTGATGACTATTGAGTGGCAGAACAAGGGCATCAACATGTGGACTATTGAGCAGGGATTCATTAACTTGACCCCCGGCTTAGCCACTTATGCTCTTCCTACAGATACCATTGATTTGCTTGAACAAGTTATTCGTACAGGTTCAAATACATCTTCAACGCAAGCTGATTTAAGTATTACTCGTATTAGTGTTTCTACCTATGCGACTATTCCTAATAAACTACAGCAAGCTAGACCTATTCAAGTATGGGTTCAACGTCTTTCCGGTCAGGTTAACCCAACAAATACGGTTCTTAATGGTGCAATTACTTCTACCGATACAACGATTACGCTTGACTCGGTAGTTGGACTAGCTGGATCAGGGTTTATTCGTTTAGAGTCTGAAGACATTTACTACACATACCTCACAGGTAATGTTTTAGGTGGTGTATTTCGTGGCCAAAATAATACAACTGCCGCATCCCATGTGGACGGAACAGCGGTATATGTTCCTCAACTTCCTGCTGTAACTGTATGGCCAACGCCAGATAACAGCACACCATATCAGTTTGTTTACTACCGTTTCCGTCGTATTCAAGATGCTGGCGCTGGTGTAGAAACAGCAGACATGAACTTTAGGTTTTTACCTTGTGTTGTGGCTGGATTGGCCTATCACATTGCAGTTAAAACACCAGAATTAATGCCTCGCATTCAAATGCTGAAGCAGATTTACGATGAGACCTTTGAGATTGCTGCAGGCGAAGACCGTGAAAAGGCAGCAATTAGGTTTGTTCCTAGACAGATGTTTATTGGTAGCAGTTAATGGGTAATCGTTTTGCATCCGGCAAAAAAGCGATTGCCATGTGCGACCGCTGTGGACAGCAGTTTTTATTGAAGACGCTTAAGACTGAGATCATTAAGCAACGTAAATATCAACTATTGGTCTGTGGTGAATGTTGGGATCCGGATCAGCCTCAGTTAATGTTGGGTACGTTTCCTGTAGATGATCCACAAGCTTTACGTAATCCACGACGGGATACAACTTATGTAACGGCTGGTGTAAATGGTTTACAGCTTTACCCTGTTGACAGTCCTTCCGGTGGTGTTCCAACTGGTGGTTCTAGAGATATTCAATGGGGCTGGTATCCGGTTGGCGGAGCCAGTAATTTTGATGCAGGAATGACACCAAACTACTTGGTGGCAACGACATTTGTTGGTACAGTAACGGTAAGTTAAGGAGATTATTATGGGATACAGAACAGCAGCCGATGGAATTGCCAAAAAAGGTAAAACTGAAGGTACAAATTTGGGTAACAGTGGCCCCACTCAAAAAGAAATGATGGGTGGTAAAAAGACTTCAGGCGTTACCGGAATGGAAATGCGTAAAGTTGGTCGTAACATGGCTCGTGCTAACAATCAAAAGCGAGGCTAATCATGGCTACATTTAGCAAAAAGATGATGGGCAAAGAAGTTGGCGATGCTAAGGTCTATGCCAAACCACACACTATGACTGGCAAAGCAGTATCTGTTTCTGCTAATCCCGGTAGTGGCTCTAACCGCAGTAAGCTTGAAAACTTAGACCTTAGCGTTGGTGCTGAAAGTAAATCTGCTGGTGATGAAAAAGTTAAAACTAGCGGCATTAAAGTTCGTGGTACTGGTGCGGCTACTAAAGGCTTGATGGCTCGCGGCCCAATGGCTTGAGGTTTAAATAATGGCAATGACATACGCTCAACTTGTAGCTGCGGTAGTTGATTACACGCAGAACACGTTTGATACGACCACTATCAATACGATGATTAAGCAGGCGGAGCAGCGCATCTATAACACGGTGCAAATTGCCAACTTGCGTAAGAACGTAACGGGCGTTTTGTCTACTGGTAATAAGTACTTAGCTTGTCCAGAAGATTTTCTCTCGACATACAGTCTTGCTGTATACCCGTATAACACTACAACAGCGACCGGAACTTCTGGTGCCAAGACTATTGTTGTTGCTAGTAATACGGGGATAGAAAAAGGACAGCAGGTTACGGGTACTGGTATTGGGACTAACGCAACTGTGCGTAGTATTAACGGGACTACGATTACTTTGACAGTTGCTAACAGTGGTACTGTATCTGGAACAATGATATTCCAAGGTGACTTTAAATATCTTTTAAACAAAGATGTTAATTTTATGCGTGAGGCGTATCCTTTAACTGCTCAAACATCTGAGCCAGTTCACTACGCCATCTTTGGCCCACAGTCTACAAACGTTAATGAGTTGTCATTCATTATGGGGCCAACGCCTAATGCTAACTATAACGCTGAGTTGCATTACTACTACTATCCAGAATCTATTTGCACTACTAGCACTACATGGTTAGGTGATAACTTTGATTCTGCATTGCTTTATGGAACACTTTCTGAAGCTGGCGTTTACATGAAGAGTGCTCCTGATGATGGTATGTATAAGATGTACCAAGAACGGTACGTTCAGGCTATTGCACTTCTTAAGAACTTGGGTGATGGTAAACAACGTATGGATGCTTATCGAGATGGTCAGGTACGAGTGGCGGTCTCATGAGCAATATTCTCCAAACTCAGACTACTAGCTTTAAAAAAGAGCTATATACAGGCGTTCATAACTTATCTACCAATACGTTAAAGATTGCTTTGTATACGGCTAATGCTGATTTAAACGAATCAACCACTGTTTACACGACCACCGCAGAGGTGACGGGCACAGGATACGTTGCAGGCGGTGTGGCCTTGACTGGCGTAACCATTAACTCATCTGGGTTTACAGCTTACGTAGACTTTTCTGATGTAGTGTTTAACGCATCTGTTACGGCACGTTGTGCTTTGATCTACAACGTTACTCAGGGTAATAAATCTATTGCTGTGTTGGACTTTGGGTCTGACAAAACATCTACCAATTTCACCATCACAATGCCTGCTAACACAGCGTCAGCAGCATTGATTCGTTCTTCCAATTAAGGAGTTTCCTATGACCATGGACAAAATTACCGCTACAGATAAAGTGGAAGCGGTTACTAAATACAACACAATGCCTGAAGATACGATGGGTATTGGTGGCCATTACACGGCTATTTGCTATAGCGCAGATGGTTTTGTTAAGTGGGTAGATGAAATTGACAACATTGTCACAACTGTTGGCCGCAACTTCACTTTAGATACAGCCTTTGGAAATTCCGCTGGCGGCGCAGTTGTGATGGGTTTAAAAGGTACTGGTACAGCAGTAGCTGCTGACACCCAAGCATCTCATGCAAGTTGGTTAGAAGTTGGTTTAGCTAACGCCCCTACGTATTCAGGAAATCGTCCTACGCCATCGTTTAGTGCGGCTTCAGCGGGTAGCAAGGCAACGTCCTCTGCCGTGTCATTCTCTATGACAAGCACAGGTACTGTAGCCGGTTGCTTTATTAACATTGGCGGTAGCGCAACTAAAGACAATACAACAGGAACGTTGTTTTCTGCTGGTGATTTTTCTAGTTCTAAGTCTGTTGTGTCAGGCGATACCATTGCGGTAACTTACACTGCCACATTAACAGCGACCTAAGATGGCAACTGGATGGGGTGATCTTGCATGGGGTGATGGCTACTGGGGTGGCGCGGATGTCTACGCCGTTGATGTAACCGAATCCATGTCAGTCACCGCATCCGAGGCGGCAACAGCTAACTTTGGCGTTTCCATTACTGAGTCTGCGGCATATACAGAAGCTCAATCAGTATTGGCGACCTTTGCGGTGGCTAGAACAGAATCTGCGGCATACACAGAAGTTCAAATAGTAGCTGCAACGTTTGCTCAAAGTGTTACTGAAAGTGCATCCATTTCAGATACCAATGCGGCGGCAACAGCTTACACAGCCAGCGTATCGGATTCTGCGGCCATCAGTTCTGCTGAGTCAGCTACGGCAAACTTCCCTGTATCTGTTACAGAAAATGCCAACATTGCAACTGTAGAACAAGCTGTAGCTACGTTTTTAGGTAGTGTTACTGAATCTATTTCTGTAGCAGAAGTGGCTTTGGCTACGTTGATTATGACCATTAATGAGTCTATGTCAGCGTTGGACAGCACCACGGTTGGTACGTTTTATACTGAGTTTCTTAATGAGTCTGTATCTATTGTAGATACGCCAACTGCAATCACTGGTTATGGTGTAAACAGAACTGAGACAATGGCAATTACTGACACAAACAGTGGACGCAATTTGTGGGAAGTAATAGATGACACAGAGACTGCAAACTGGCAAAATATCAGTAATCCACAAACACCGGGCTGGGCTGATATAAGCAATACAGAAACTCCCGGTTGGACACAAATTTCTACACAGTAGGAGCAATAAATGGCAAATACATCCCTAATCGGTCTAACCCTTCCAGCCACAGGCACACTGTCTGGGCAGTGGGGAGACACAGTTAATAACGCCATCTCGCAGATCATTGACGTTGCGGTAGCTGGTACGCAGACAATCTCCACTGATGCAGACATTACGCTGACCCTAACTACGGGTACATACGCAAGTACAGGTTTGACTGGTAATAGCTCACAGTACGCAGTGATCTTATGGACGGCTGGCGGTACAGCTACAAGAACTATTACAGTCCCTGCACAGTCTAAGACTTACGTTGTTATCAATAAAACGTCTAGCACTCAGTCAATTACCATTCAAGGTACGACTGGAACAGGCGTTACTGTGGCGGCTGGTACACGGGCTATTGTGGCTTGGGACGGTGTTAACTTTGTAAACGTAGGCGGCGGATCGGCTGGCGGTTCTACAACTCAAGTCCAGTACAACAGTAGCGGTTCATTTGCTGGTTCTGCAAATATGACGTTTGACGGCACTAAGTTGACTGTTGGTAACATTCTGGATTCCGGCTTGACAGCAAGCAAGCCTGTATTCACAGACGCTAGTAAGAACTTGGTATCTACTGGAACTCTTGGTGTGGATCAAGGCGGTACAGGGCTTTCTACAACTACAGCTTATAGTGTGGTGTTTACTGGTACTACAGCTACAGGTAACTTCCAAGCTACGGCTGGCCCCGGTACATCAGGGTATATTTTGACAAGTAATGGCGCAGGAGCGTTACCAACTTTTCAAGCCCCAGCAGCTTCTGGCGCTACCAAGGGTCAGGCAATCGCATTCTCAATGATCTTCGGTCTGTAAGGAACCATCATGGCAAATCCAAATATTGTTAACGTTACGACCATCACTGGTAACACAACGTATTTAACACCCGGCAACACAACAGCTAACACCTTGCTGTCTAACGCCGCATCTTCTGGCTTGGTCTACAAGATTAACCAGATCGTGTGTGCTAATGTGAACGGCTCAAGTGCAGTAAATGCAACGGTGGCAATTAACAGTTTAGCTGCCGGCGCAGGTACAAACTACCCAATTATTTCTACGATCTCAGTGCCAGCTAGTGCATCTGTGATTGCTGTAGATAAGACCACGGCGGTTTACCTGATGGAGAACTCATCCATTGTGGTGACATCGGGCACAGCAAGCGGTATCACTTACACGATCAGCTACGAATCTATCCAAAGCTGATAGGGGAACAGTATGTCTATAAGACAAATGTTTCCGGGGAGTATTGTTAAGCCGGGGTTTAATCCTCTGGGGGCGCAGACTGCTTCAACTTTATTAAGTTTATTCAGTTGGGGATATAACAATCATGGACAACTTGGTATAAATAGTTTAACAACTTATAGTTCGCCTCAGCAAGTTGGCGCTTTAACTGATTGGCTTACTGTTGCTTGTGGCTATTACCATAATGTTGCTACAAAAAATGACGGAACATTATGGACTTGGGGTTGGAATAGCACTGGACAACTTGGACTTGGTAATACAACACAGTATTTATCTCCAAAACAAGTGGGCGCACTAACTTCTTGGTCTACAGTTTCGGCTGGAGGGGGTACTACTGCCGCAATTAAAACAGATGGAACCCTATGGACTTGGGGATATAACAACTCTGGTCAACTTGGTTTAGGTAATACTGCAAGCCGTTCGTCTCCAAATCAAGTTGGTGCATTAACAAATTGGTCATCTATTGCTGTTTTAGTCCGTTCAACTTTAGCAGTTAAAACAGATGGCACTTTATGGTCTTGGGGTCAAGGTTCTTTTGGGAATTTAGGTCTTGGTAACACCACAAATTATTCCAGTCCTAAACAAGTAGGTGCATTGACCGCATGGTTAAAAGTTGCTGGTGGTTTTTACTCTTCTATTGCAATTAAAACAGACGGAACTCTTTGGTCTTGGGGATATAACTTTCGAGGTCAATTGGGTTTAGGGGACACAACTAACCGTTCTAGCCCCGTGCAAGTAGGTATACTTACTAATTGGTTAAGCGCAACTTGTGGTTATGTTAATAGCGTTGCCGTTAAGACTGACGGTACTTTGTGGACTTGGGGGGGTGGTAATCAAGGCGGGTTGGGTCTTGGTAATACAACTAATTATTCTTCGCCCAAACAAGTAGGTGCACTGACCAATTGGTTAAATGTTTCTGCTGGAAACTATTTTTGTGGCGCAGTAAAAACAAATGGAACAGCTTGGACTTGGGGAGCTAACGGATTTGGTGAACTTGGTTTAGGGGACACAACTGCCCGTTCTAGCCCTACGCAAATTGGATCGTTAACAACTTGGTCTAAACTTACATGCAGTATTGGACACTACAGTTTAGGTCTATAAAATCATGGCAACACAAACAATAGTTTCAGGCGTTCAATACTCAGGCATCTGGACAATGCAACAGGTGAATGCCGCTATTGCGGCTAATACTTGGCCTAGCCCGCCGGGGCCAGCTTTGTATACATGGGGCGCTAACTATGGTGCACAACTTGGTTTAGGCAACACAACAGCATATTCTTCACCAAAACAAGTTGGTTCTTTAATTACATGGGCTAGTGTTTCTGGTGGTGCAACTTTTACTTTTGCAATCAAATTAGACGGTACTTTGTGGTCATGGGGTCGCAATGGTGCTGGGCAATTAGGTTTAGGTAATGTTACTTACTACTCATCTCCAAAACAAGTTGGTGCTTTAACAAATTGGTTAAAAGTTTCAGCAGGGTCGTATTCTTGTGCCGCTATTAAAACCGATGGAACTATATGGTCGTGGGGGAATGGTCAAAACGGTAAATTGGGTCTTGGAAACACCACCTATTATTCTTCCCCAAAACAAATTGGATCATTAACTAATTGGGCAAATGTTGCCGTTGGTGATGAACATGTTATAGCATTAAAAACTGACGGAACACTTTGGTCTTGGGGTAGCGGATCAAGTGGTCGTTTAGGGTTAAATGATTTAACAAATCGTTCATCCCCTGTCCAAATTGGCGCTCTTACATCATGGGTAAATTTAGAAGCTGGGTTTGCCAACTCGCAAGCAATCCAATCTAATGGAACATTGTGGTCATGGGGATTGGGTAGTTTTGGTGGATCTGGTCTAGGTAATACTACTACTTACTCATCTCCTAAACAAATTGGAGCATTAACAACATGGTTAAAAGTGTCTACTGGTTATCAATTTACTTTAGCTATTAAAACAGATGGCACTTTGTGGTCTTGGGGTAAATGCAACACTGGACAATTAGGGCTTGGTAATAGCACATATTATTCATCACCCAAGCAAGTTGGTGCTCTAACTGCGTGGAGTAATTCAAGTTGTGGTTTGTATCACTCAATTTCCACTAAAACAGATGGAACTCTTTGGTCGTGGGGTAACAATAATTATGGACAACTTGGTTTAGGAGACACTACTAATCGAAATAGTCCTAATCAAGTTGGTAGTTTGACAACATGGCTTAGCACTTCTGCTGGCTCTTACCATACAGTAACAATTAAAACAACATGAACAAAAAACTGCACTTCCTCTCTGGCATTCCTCGTTCTGGCTCGACAGTCCTTGCGGCTATCCTGAACCAGAACCCAATGACTCATGTATCCACTACATCTGGGCTTGTCCACGCCCTTGATGGTTTGGCTAATACTTGGCACTCAGCGGGCTTACTAAACGAGAATGACCCTGAGAGAACTAAATTAGCGCAGACCATGCGAGGTGCTATTGATGCGTTCTATGAAGATACAGATAAACCTGTCATCATCGACAAGTCCCGTGGCTGGCCTATCGGTCAAATTATGGGCGCTATGTCACAGGTGCTAGGCCGTCAGCCTAAAATCATTGCTACTGTTCGTTCTGTTCCTGACTGTGCGGCATCTTTCATCCGTGTAGCCAAACCCACAGACCTAGACGAGTTCATGGCGACTGGTCAACTGATGGATCACCTCCGCGCCGCATACATCTCCCTCCAAAACGGCTACGAGTACGCACCAGAAAACTTCTTGTTTGTTGAATACGAAGACTTGTTAGCTGACCCCAAAGCTCAGTTAGCCCGTATCCATGAATTCTTGGGTCTGCCTGAGTTTGCCTACGACTTCAACAACATTGACGGCTCAACAGTAGCCGAAGATGACGAGAACTTGCACGGTCATGCAGGTATGCACGATGTCAAGCCTGTATTGGCACCGCAGCATAAACAAGACCCCCGCGATCTGCTGAAGCACCACTACTCAGCTTTCTGCCAGCCAGAGTTTTGGCTTGAGCGTCCACGCACAGTTCCTGAGTTGCATGACCTAGACCTACAGTTAGCCGCATCCACAATGGGTGACTTTGCTGAAGGCTGGAGACTAGCCCAGAAGTTAGAAGCAGACGAGCCAAACAATCACCGAGCCGCCTATAACCGTGGCTGGTACTACCTGCGTCAAGGTCAAATCCAAAAGGGCTACGGCTTGATGGACAGAGGACGGATCGTAGGTGTATTTGGTAACTCACGCCCTGATGTGCCTACACCCCAATGGGACGGCAAGACAAAGGGTACGGTCATGCTGTATCTGGAAGGTGGTCTGGGCGATCAGATTCACCAGATTCGCTATGCCAAACTGATTGCGGAGCGTGGCTGTAAGGTTGTTGTATCTTGTACAGGGCAACTGGCATCCTTGTTCCAAGGTGTAGAAGGCGTATCAGCCGTTGTTCAGCACGAGGCTACCTTTGGTATTTACCACGACTTCTTTGTGTCTGGAATGTCTGCTGTGGTTCCTCTAGGCTTAGAACTCCGTGACCTGTCTGGTGCGCCATACCTTGAGAAGCCAATGTCGATCAAAGGTCGCAAGAAACGCATTGGTCTGCGTTGGCAGGGCAACAGTAAATTCGAGCATGAGCACAATAAGAAATTCCCCTACGATCTGATGTTTGAAGCGGTAAAAGATGCTGATGCAGAATTTATTTCATTACAGCGGGATGAGGGCGTAGACGCTTGCCCAGCTTGGGTAAAACAAGTACCATTACAGTCATGGGAAGACACTCGCCAAGCGGTGGCTTCATGTGACTTGGTGATCTCAGCCTGTACCTCTGTCAGTCACTTGGCGGCGGCAATGGGCGTAGAAACTTGGGTGGTAACTCCGATCATGCCTTACTTCTTATATGCGATTGACGGTGATAAAACGCCGTACTACGACAGCATGAAGCTGGTTCGCCAAGAGGTGTATGGTGATTGGACTGCTCCGTTTGACAAGATCAAAGAGCGTGTTGGTTCTAAGCCAGCATTGAGGAGTGTAGCGTGAGCTTTAGATACGCCGCTGGGATAAACAAGCCGGGGTTTAACCCGCTTGGTGCTCAGACCACAACTTTCTTTTACAATTTGTACAGTTGGGGCGATAACCAATTTGGTCAACTTGGTTTGGGCAATATTACTAACTATTCCTCACCCAAGCAGGTTGGGTCATTAACTGAGTGGTTAACTATAGCTGGTAATCGTTATTATAATGCGGCTGTTAAAACCAATGGTACTTTATGGACTTGGGGCAGGAACAATTTTGGGCAGTTAGGTCACGGTAACACCACCAGCTATTCCTCTCCTAAACAGGTAGGCGCTCTTACTTCGTGGGCATCACTTGGTCTTGGTAGTGATTTCATGTTGGCTATTAAGACTGATGGAACATTGTGGTCGTGGGGAAGAAACCAAGACGGGGCGTTGGGATTAGGCAATTTAACTAATTACAATTCTCCCAAACAAGTTGGTGCATTAACTAATTGGTCAAAAGTAACTGCGGCAGATAGCTCCACTTTAGCTATTAAAACAGATGGAACACTTTGGGCTTGGGGCTTCAATTTATCTTATGGTCAATTAGGATTAGGTAATACAACTGGTTATTCTTCTCCTAAACAAGTCGGTGCATTAACTAATTGGTCGTTTGTTTCTGCTGGTGCTGTTTTTACTTCTGCAATTAAAACAGATGGAACATTGTGGGTTTGGGGTGGAAACTATGATGGTTTTTTAGGTTTAGGAAACACAACTTCGTACTCATCACCCAAGCAAGTTGGAGCATTAACCACTTGGCTTAACATAGCTTCTGGATATTGCACATTGGCAACCCAAACCAATGGCACATTATGGTCATGGGGAAGTAATTTGGTGGGAATTCTGGGTTTGGGAAATACAACCTATTATTCCAGCCCTAAACAAATTGGTGCTTTAACTACTTGGCTCAAAGTTCACACTAGACAAGGAATACTTTCTTCCTTTGCCATTAAGACAGATGGAACCCTGTGGGGTTGGGGTAGGAACAATCTTGGTCAGTTAGGACTTAATAACACAACAAATTATTCAAGCCCTAAACAAGTAGGTTCTTCTACTTGGAATGTAGTATCTGGCAGTAGTTTGGCGCTAGGATAAATCATGGCAACATCAGTCGTATCAGGCGTTCAATACTCAGGTATCTGGAACATCAGCAGTCAAGCCAATGCTAAGGCGGCGGGGACTTGGCCTGTGCCGCCGTATGCAAGTTTGTATAGCTGGGGCGGTAACGGTGCAGGCCAGCTTGGTTTAGGTGATACAACAAATCGTTCATCTCCTAACCAAGTGGGTTCTTTAACAACTTGGTTTGCAATTGGTTGCGGTAGCAATCACACCATAGCAGTTAAAACTGACGGTACTTTGTGGACTTGGGGTAATAACTATGGCGGTCAACTTGGCGTAGGTAATACAACTTTTTACTCATCTCCAAAACAAGTAGGCGCTTTGACGGCATGGTTAAATGTTGCGGGTGGTACATACCATACTTTATCAACTAAAACTGATGGAACTTTATGGGCATGGGGCGCTAATTCGTTTGGTCAGTTAGGTCTTGGAAATGTTACTTACTACTCTTCTCCCAAGCAAGTTGGCGCATTAACAACTTGGTTAAGTGTTGCGTGTGGTCGATACCACAGCATAGTTATTAAAACTGATGGCACACTGTGGACTTTTGGAAGAAATACACAAGGTCAATTAGGTTTAGGTGATGCCACCAACCGATCTAGTCCAGTGCAAGTAGGTTTACTCACTACTTGGCTTAAATCTGCGGGTGGGACTTATAACACAATAGCCGTTAAAACAGACGGGGCTTTATGGACTTGGGGCGGCAACAGCGCTGGTCAATTAGGTTTAGGCAACACAACAAATTACTCAAGTCCAAAACAAGTTGGTTCACTTACCACATGGCTTAAAGTCGCCAGTGGCACTTACCACAGTATGGCTACCAAAACTGATGGAGCTTTGTGGACTTGGGGAAATAATCAGTTTGGTCAATTAGGTACAGGGAATATTACTTATTATTCTTCTCCCAAACAGGTGGGCGCATTGACTACTTGGTTAAATATTGCAGGCGTTGGTCGAGCAACTGTAGCAACCAAAACAAATGGCACACTTTGGACATGGGGACATAATAATCAAGGTCAACTTGGTATTGGCAATACGACTAATTACTCTTCGCCAAAACAAGTTGGTTCACTTACCACATGGTTAAGTGTGGCGGGTGGGTTTTACCAAATGATCTCAAACGAAACTTAAACGCATAAAATAAACTTTTTTAACAAGGAGTCTTAAATGACACATTATGTACAGGTACTAAACGGCGAAATTCGTCAAGTCTGGGACACACCTCCCGCAGAAGGCGTAGGCAATAACGGCTGGCGCAACGCTGTGGAAGTTCGTCCTGCAATCACAGCACACCGTCAGGGCTACACTGCCCACCGCTTTGATCTGAACACTGATCCAGTGCAGATCATCTGGGACACATACGAAATCTCCGTGGCTGACCGCAAAAACGGTATGAAGTCCAACGCAGGTTTTGGATTCCAGCAAGTGGTGATGGAGCAGTCCCGCCTACAGCTTTCTCCTAACGCTAACGAGCAGTACGATGCCACAGCGGTAGAGACAGCGCGTCAGGCTATGTTGACCAAGCAAGCCGCTATTGATGCCGCTACGACTCACGACCAGCTTGACGCATTGCTGTGAAGATTTTGATTATGGGTCTGCCCGGTGCGGGTAAGACGACACTAGCAGAAGCTCTTGCAAGGGAGCTTCAGTGCGCTCACTTTAACGCTGATGAGATTAGGCGTGAGATCAACAAAGACTTAGGCTTTAGCGTAGCTGACCGTCTTGAGCAAGCCCGCCGCATGGGTGTGCTGTGTGACATCGTAAGCCGCCACGGTGCTTATGTCATTGCAGACTTTGTATGCCCTACGCCAGAAGCCCGTGAAGCATTCAATGCTGACTTTACGATCTGGGTAGACCGCATCCAAGAGGGTCGCTTTGAGGATACAAACAAGTTATTTGTACCCCCAGAAAAGTACGATGCGCGAATCAACGGCCCATGGGGAATGCAGTATTACGCTGAAGAACTGGCTCGTAGAATACAGCCGCGCCACAGACCATCCCTGTACAGCGTAGGATGATTGTCTTTACCAACGGATGCTTTGATGTGCTCCATCGGGGGCACGTTGAGTATCTGGAGAAATCCAAAGCGTTGGGTGACAAGTTAATCGTAGGTTTAAATTCAGATGCGTCTGTACGGGAACTAAAGCCCGGCAGACCCATCAATTCCCAAGATGACCGCATGGCTGTATTGCTGGCGCTACGCTGGGTAGATGAGGTCATCATCTTTGATGAGCCTACACCGTTGCAATTAATCCACAGAATCAAGCCTGACATCATTACAAAAGGTGGTGACTACAGCCCAGACCAAGTTGTAGGAATTGCCAAACAAATAGTTATCATTCCTTTCCTAGATGGCTATTCATCAACAAGGATAATCAATGCAACTCAAGGGCATAGTAAACAAGGGCTGGGGGTCGGAGCTAATCTGGGCTACCAACGATAAGTACTGCGGAAAGCTGATGACCTTCCGCAAAGGTGCTAAGTTCTCTATGCACTTTCACGCTGAGAAAGATGAGACTTGGCTAGTCCAAGGTGGTTTATTCAAGGTCATTTGGATTGACACCAAAGATGCCAGCCGCCATGAAAAGATTCTCAACGTAGGAGATACGTGGCATAACCCACCATTACTTCCTCACCAGCTAGTTTGCCTAGCAGCAGGTGTGATCTTAGAAGTCTCAACTGCTGATTCTGTAGAAGATAACTATCGTGTGGAGCCGGGGGACAGTCAATGCGTATCCTAGTCATCGGTGATGTCTGTATAGATGAATATAGATACGGGGAAATACGGAGAGTAAATCCAGAATCCACTGCGCCGTTGCTGAACTTTCAGGACAGCGAAGAGAAAATGGGCATGGCGTTTAACGTAGCCCAGAACCTCAAGGCATTTGGGGCAGATGTTACCCTGTGCGTCAGCGAGGAAATCTCCCGCAAGATCCGTTACATCGACCGCAGAACAGGAGAACACCTGCTCAGGGTAGACCATGACGTACAAGCAAAACCATATAAAACCGGCAGTAAGTACTTTTTCGATGCCATAGTTATATCTGACTATGATAAGGGTTTTGTAACCAATGAGGTCATCTGGAAGCTGCGGCAGAAGTTCCAAGGGCCAATCTATATGGATACCAAGAAGAAGAACTTAGCTGACTTCCCCGGCATCTACATCAAGATTAACCAGCGGGAACTGTATGAGTCCACCTCTATTCCAGATCCAGAACATTTAATCGTTACTTACGGGGCTAAGGGGTGCGGATATCAAGAAACACTCTATCCGGCTAAGGTGATAGAAGTTGTGGATGTATGCGGGGCAGGTGATGTATTCCTAGCGGCTATGGTGTACAAGCACATACAGACTGGCGATATGGGCCAAGCTTTGCCGTTTGCCAATGAGAAAGCGGCAATATCTTGCCAGAGCATAGGTGCTGTATGCGTATCCTAATTACTGGCTATAAAGGATTTATTGGCCAGAACATGGTTAAGGCTATGTCAGACCACGACCTAGACTTGTGTGAATGGGGGGATGAGTATTCCCTTTATGGAATAGATAGGGTCATACATCTAGGTGCCATCTCAGATACACGATGTCAGGATTGGGTAGCCCTGCGTAAACAGAACGTAGGGTATACCATTACTTTGATGGAGAAGTGTCAAGAGTATGGAATACCTATTCAAATAGCTTCTTCGGCTTCGGTCTATGGGCCTGACAATACAACGTTTAAAGAGACTGACCCAGTAGCGCCGGCTAATCTATATGCAGAATCCAAAGCTTTGATAGAGCAATACTTCCATGAGATGCGGCCTGTCTCACCTATTCAAATATTCAGGTACTTTAATGTCTACGGCCCACATGAAGATCACAAGGGAGATCAGGCTTCTCCGTTTCACAAGTTTCGCGAGCAGGCAAAGACAGGAACGATTAAGATATTTGAAGGTTCAGAAAACTTTAAACGTGACTTTATCCATGTAGATGAGGTCATCAAAGTTCACAGAAAATTGTTCCATTTTCTAGGTTCTGGAATTTGGAATGTAGGAACTGGAAAAACAATGTCTTTTTTGGATGTTGCGCGCTTGGCAGCAGATGAATTTTCAGCGAAAATAGAAACAATTCCAATGCCTATATTGGGTGGTTATCAAATGTATACGTGTGCTGACATGACCAAATTGAACAGGACGCTGAAATGAAGGGCATCAATGCGCTGGCTCATTCTGTTACTGCTGTTAGGGCTAGTTGGAGCCGTAGCCAAGAGTGGTTGCCATGTCCGAGAATTTTATGGAATTGGCTATACAGTTCACGATCCGACCGAGCGGCACAAGGAAATGATGGCATGGTTGGATCGGAACGCAGGCCATTGCAAGTCAACGGAATACATGGTGATCTGGAACAACCTAGCAGAGTGGGCGGGTACGGCAGATTCCACATGGTTGCGTAACAAAGTTGTTCATGGATACAAAGATGCACTTGAGCGAGAAAAGAAATGAAGGTCAGCTACGACAAGTGGTATCCCGTAGTTCAGCCCAGAGGCTTGGTGCAACAGGAAGTCTTCATCAAAAAGGTAGAGAAACAGAATGCCGAACGGGATTTGCAGGTAAAAATTGACGATACGGTGAAGAAGTTTCACCAGTATGAGTACGAGATTTATGAGTTTAGGATGCGTCAGATAACACTGGACATTCAAATTGTTAACCTTAAACGTGAGATTGATTTACTTGTATGACCAAGAAGCCAATACCCAGAGTCAGAAAGCCCTCGCCGGACACAAGGGACAAGCTGACGTTGTACGTCACGCTGATGGTCAGCACAACCCTGTGCATCTCTGTATTGGCTATGGTAATCAGCTTTATGTTGGGTTTGTGGGCAAAAGAAGTGGACAACGCAGAGATATTCAAAATGATTTCACCCGCTTTTTCTACTCTTATAGGCGGCATGATTGGGTTCCTGTCTGGTATCAAACTCATGCAGAATGATGAAAAATCTAAATCTTGTAAGGATTGACTATGTTTGACATATTAAGTGGCGGTATTCTAGGTTCGGTGTTTGGCGGCCTGTTTCGTATGGCCCCCGAGGTGCTGAAGTTCTTTGACAAGAAGAACGAACGTTTACACGAGCTTGCTATGTTTAAACATCAGTGTGACTTGGAGGCCCAGCGAGGTCAGCAAAAGTTGGCCGAGATAGGTGCTCAACGTGAAGCCGCTATGGACGTAGGCGTCATGGATGCGTTTAACAACGCCATTACCCAACAGGCCGAAATGGTCAAAGCTGCGGGCGGTTGGGTAGCAAGTCTGTCAGCTTCTGTCCGTCCAGTCGTTACATATTGGGTACTGTTTGTCTGGTCATTTATCCACGTATGGTTTGCGTGGAACGCATGGCTTGCTGGTGCGCCAGCCGTGGAAGTGTTTAAGACCATGATGACACCTGACTTCTCAGCTTTGTTGTCTGGGACAATAAATTACTGGTTCCTTGATCGTACTTTAAAGCAAAGGGGTATTTAAATGGCACACGCAAACAACTGTTTAGTTCACGAAGATGGCCCATGTAACTGTGGATTTGAAGAGATTCTTGAAGACGAAGCGGCAGAAATTGCCGCCGAGCATCTGAACGAAGAATGAACCTAGAACTAGCCGCCGCTCTGTGCCGTCAGTTTGAGGGCTACCGCGCCAAGCCGTACTTGTGTCCGGCTGGCGTGGCCACGATTGGTTATGGTTCTACTTACTACGCAGACAAGCGCAAGGTAACTTTAGAAGACGCGCCGATGGATGAACCCACGGCACGGGCGCTTTTGATGATTGAGTTGGAACATACATACTTGCCCGGTGTTTTGCGTAACTGCCCCGGCCTGATTACAGATGTTCGTAAGTGCAATGCCATTGTGGATTTTTGTTATAACTTGGGCACGGGACGCTTGCAGACTTCTACGTTAAAGAGGAAAATCAATGCCAATGATTGGGAAGGAGCAAAAGAACAACTGATGCTCTGGACTAAAGGTGGCGGTAAGGTACTGCCGGGTCTGTTTAAACGCCGCACGGCTGAGTGCGCTTTGTTGGATTAACCGATGGCACTTAAGAAACTTGCATTGAAACCGGGAGTGAACCGGGAAAACACCCGTTACACAAACGAAGGCGGTTGGTTTGAGTCCGACAAAGTGCGGTTTCGCCAAGGTACACCTGAAAAACTGGGTGGCTGGGCACGTATTTCAGTGTCCACATTTTTGGGTGTATGCCGTTCACTGTGGAACTTCATTACCCTAGCCAACCTGAACCTTCTGGGTATTGGTACAAACTTAAAGTTCTACTTAGAAAACGGTGGCAACTACTACGACATCACGCCTCTTAGGTCAGCAGCGGTACTGAGCAATCCGTTTAAAACAACCAACCTATCTACCACTGTTACTGTGACGCACACGGCTCACGGTGCTTCAAATGGCGATTTTGTTAAGTTTAGCAATGCGGCCACGGTGGGTGGATTAGACTTAAATAATGAGTATCAGCTTACTTTGGTTGATTCCAACTCATACACCATTACAGCAGCTACGGCAGCAACCTCTACGGTAGCGGCTGGTGGTGGTACGACTGTCAGTGCTGTCTATCAAATCAACGTAGGTCTGGCTTATGAAACGCCATTAACTGGTTGGGGTGCTGGCACTTGGGGCGCTGGAACATGGGGCTACGGTGGTACGTCCACCTCTGCTCTTCGTTTATGGAGCCAGTCTAACTTTGGTGAAGACCTAATTATCGGATTCCGTGGTGGCCCAATCTATTACTGGGATGCCAACTTTGGGGTGTCCCCAGCTACATTTACGGTGACTATTGCCAGCCCTGCGGTAGTGACTTCTACCATTAGCTTGTTAGATAACACTCCTGTAATCATTACCAACTCAGGTTATCCATCTGCTTTGCCTACGGGTTTATCTGTGGGAACTACGTACTATGTTAAAGGTACTGGCGGCACAACATTTAACTTGGCATTGACCGCTGGCGGGTCGGCTATTAACACTACTGGATCACAGTCTGGTACGCATTACATCATGCCTAACGCAGTGCCTGTAACGTCTTTGTATGGGGCTTCTGACGTTCCAACCATTCAGAACTTCATTTATGTATCTGATGTCAGCCGGTTTGTGTTTGCATTTGGTTGTAACGACTACGGCTCTAGCATTCAAGACCCCATGTTAATTCGTTGGGGGGATCAAGAATCTGTAGTTAACTGGACTCCATCGGCTACAAATCAAGCCGGTAGTGTTAGATTGTCTCACGGCTCAAGCATCATTACAGCTATTCAAACCCGTCAAGAGATTGTGGTGTGGTCTGATGCCGCCGTGTATTCTCTCCAATACATTGGGCCGCCCGTAGTGTGGTCTAGCCAGTTGCTGGGTGACAACATTTCTATCTTGAGTCAAAACGCAGTAGCCCAAGCATCCGGTGTGGTTTACTGGATGGGCGTTGATAAGTTCTATTCCTATGATGGTCGTATCAATACACTGAACTGCGACCTGCGTAAGTTCATCTACCAAGACATTAACTTGGGTCAAGGCCAGCAAGTATTTGCCAGTACCAACGAAGGCTTTAACGAAGTCTGGTGGTTCTATTGTTCTGCTAATAGCACAACGATTGACCGCTACGTCATCTATAACTATGTAGAAGCCAACCCAGCCGGTGGTAAAGGTATCTGGTACTACGGCACTATGGCACGAACAGCATGGCTTGATTCTGGTTTAAGGGATTACCCTATTTCCGCTAACGTATTGAACGTCAGCACATCTACAAGCAACATTTTGAACCAAGAATATGGTTTAGATAATAATGAAACTGGCACTCCAGTGGGTATTGATTCTTACATCTCTTCATGTGAGTTTGACATTGATGATGGTGACAAGTTTGGCTTTGTCTGGAGGATGTTGCCTGACTTGACGTTTTCTGGCTCGGATGCTTCTCCTACGCCCGAAGTTGTTTACACGCTGTATCCAATGCAGAACTCAGGTTCAGGCACTGGCACGGCTGTAACAGGTAATGTGGATAAATTAACGGGCGCGTCTTATACGGTTACTGAAGGCTTTACTGGTCAGATTAACACCCGTGTGCGTGGCCGTCAGCTTATCTTAAAGGTTGGCTCTACCAATTTGGGAACAGCATGGCAGTTGGGTTCTACCCGTATTGACATCAGACCGGACGGCAGACGATGAGCTACATCATTACGTCTGAGTATGAGTTAAACAAGGTAGCCGCACCTAACTTGCCGTTGGCTCCACAAGAGTATGACGCTCAATACATTGACCAGTTAAACAATGTTTTACGTCTGTATTTCAACAGGCTAGATGCGTTAACTACGCAGTTGACAGCCTCTGGCGTAGTGCCTCCTTTGACTAACTACACAGTAGCTACGCTACCCAGTGCAGTCACTTCAGGCAAAGGTGCAAGAGCTTTTGTAACAGATGCTTTAGGCCCAACATTTGGGGCTACCGTTGTGACTGGTGGAGTGGTGGCTGTGCCTGTTTACTCTGATGGTACGAATTGGAAAGTTGGATAATGGCAATTTCAGACCAAGACATATTTAATTGGTTTTTGGCTAATCCCAATGCGGATGACGCTACTGTTGCCGCTACGATGGATCAGTTTAAACTGACTCCAGCAGATATTGCTCGTGCTACTGGTACTAATTTATCTAATGTTCAGTCTAGATACGAAGCTGTTGCACCTCAAACTGGCATAGTTACTATTCCAAATACTGGAGTAGATACTACAAATATTAGTGGAGGTATCAGTACTTTAGTAACTCCAATCCCAGTTACCCCAGCTATCACATCTGTCTCACCAGTTGTAACCCCAGTTGTAACTTCAGTCCCAACTCCAGTTGCAATCCCAGTTACTCCAGCTATTACATCTGTTACTCCAGTTGTAACTCCAGATGTAACTGTAGTTCCAACTCCAATCGTTACAGTTGTTACTCCTACGTCTGAGACAATACCTTTTAATTATGAAAGTGTGTATGACGCTTTTGGCGGGAAAGATGCTACCAATGCTTTGATTGCACAGATTAAAGCTATGGGGTTATCTGATAGTGATATTGCTGGTCTTTTTGCCCCGTATCAAAAAACAACAGCTATTGCTCCAGTAGTTACGCCTGTTGTTTCTCCTGTACCTGTTCCAGAGGTAAGTCCGACACCAGTAGTGACTCCTGTAGTTATACCTGCGGTTACTCCTATAGTCACACCAGCAGTCTCAGTTACACCCATAGTTACACCAACTCCTGTTGTTGATTCCTTAGTAACAACTGCATCACCAACAGTAGTTCCTATTGACACACTTGCTGTTGCAGGTAGTGGTGGGAATGTACTTAACATCCCCGGATATGGTGAACTTAATTCTTCTACCCTTAATTCATGGGAGCCTTGGCGCTTAACCATGCTGGGTATTACTAAGAATGCCGATGGTACTTTTAGCTATGGCGGAGGCCCAGCTTGGGAAACTACTGTAGGAACAACTAATAGAAATCTGTACGACCAGATCAATAGCATCTCTAATCTTCAAGGGATGAGTGGTCTGTTTACTGGTGGCGCATTAGGAAAAGATGATGGTGGTTTAGGATCGAAAGAAGCTGTTCTGTGGGACTTTGCTAATAAGTTATCTGGTCAAGGTGTTACCAGTCTTTCCGACATTGGTAGACGCATGGTTACAAGAACCATTTCGACTGAACAGGGCGATCAAACTGTAGAAGAAGAAGAGATTTACAACAAGTTAACTGGTAAACCTCTTAACATTCAAGGTACTACATTAGGTGGTAATCAAACTAACTATGGGTTTACTTTTACCAATACTGGGTTGGCTATTCCAACTACCACAGGTACTAAAAGTGATTGGGTAGATTTCACGCAGAACGTTTTACCTATGGTACTGACGGCAGTTTCTGTCATGTACCCAGCGGCGGCTCCTTATATTCAATCTTATAACGCTGCCAAAGCTGCGGCAAATGGTCAGTGGGCGGCGGCGGCTTTTAGTGGATTGTCTGCGGCTTCTGGATTTTCTGGACAAATTAAAGATCAAATTGATGCACTGGCTAATGCAGGTAAATTTGCCGAGGCAGAACAGTTATTTAACGATAGCTGGTTAGCTCAGAATGCTGGTACTTTGAACACAGCTAAAGGCGTAGCTTCATTAGTAAATGCTGTTGATACTAAAAACGTAGCAGGTGCTATCAATGCAGGTATGAACCTAGCAGGAGCAACACTACCACCAGAAGTTCGTACTGCTGTTAACTGGGCTAACTTAGGTAAAGCCATAATTGACAATGATTATGCAGGCATGGCTTCTGCGGCCAGTGCTCTTACTGGTAGTAGTAATTTAAAGGTAGCGGCATCGGCGGCTAACTTTGTAAAAGCATTAGACATATTTACAAAGACTGGTAATACAGCAGGATTGATTAGTGCTGGTAATTCCTTTGGTGACACCATTAAAAGTTTGCCAACATCTACTGGCACCGACGTTGTTACCACTCTTCAAGATTCTGGTTTAACAGAAGGACAAAATTTATCTGTAGCTGAGCAAAGAGCAAACGCATTAACAACAATTTACGATTACAACAGTGACTCTGAAAACCTTGGTATAAATTTAATTAGTCCTACGCAACTTGCGTCAGGTGATGGATATACAGGTGGATTACCTAAACCAGAATTTAAACCAAACCAAGTTAATATTGATACTGCAACTGGTAAAGCATTTTTTACTACTATTGATACTTCAGGTGTAACAAAAAATATACCAGTAGTTATTGATGGTAAAACAGGACAACTATTAACTTCATCAGAAAATGCTGCATCATTAAATAAAGCATTAGCAGATATTCCACGCCTATCATTTAGTTCTGAATTAATGAGGGCTTTGCAGGTATTAAATCCTGCTATTGGTGATAGAACAATTATTCCTACAAGTTCTATTGTTACTCAGGCAGAGTTAGATGCTTTGCTTGGTAAAGAAGTAATAGATGTTACTGCTAAAGATATAACTAGCACAGATACAACAAAGACAACTAAATCACCATTTGCTTCTGTCGCTGATGTAATCAGAACATTTGGTAGTCTTGATGTTGCAGAAACTGCAATGGGTATTGATGCTTTAATGAAGATTCCCGGCGTTCAAGATGCAATGAATGCTGGATATATTAGAGATTTAGAAGAAGCACTTAAACTAGATCCTTCAAGGACTGAATTACTTGAGGAATATAAACGGATAACTGGTAAAGACTTTACTCCTAATGTGACTGATATGGGTACAGTTACTATTGTTGGCACAAGAATAACCCCATCTCCAGTAGTATCTACAATAGTATCTCCAATTCCATTATTTCAAGATGCAGATGGTAACTATGTTACGGCTGATGATTTAAGTTTACTGACATCAAAGAAAACTTCAGTAAGTCCTTCTCTTAATGTCAGCACATATCCTAGTGTTTCTGTATCGCCTTCGGTATCTACTACGCCAAAAGTTACAACGGTACTTTTTTATGATGCTGATGGTAATCCAGTTACACCAGATGATTTAGAAAAGATTACACAGAAACCTACTCCAAGTCCTTCTGTGTCTGCGTCAGTCTCAGTGACTCCAACGGTAACTCCTTCTGTGTCCGTAACACCCACAGTAACTCCGTCTGTTTCACCTACTGTTTCTGTATCTCCATCTGTAGAACCTACGGTTACGCCTAGTGTTTCCGTATCTCCAACGGTCAGCCCAAGCGTTTCGGTTAGCCCATCCGTGTCTCCATCGGTTGAACCGTCGGTAAGTGTTTCTCCATCGGTTAGTACTAGCGTATCGGTTAGTCCATCAGTTGAGCCATCGGTAAGTGTCTCTCCGTCAGTAAGTGTTAGCGTATCCCCATCGGTAAGTACATCGCCCAGTGTTTCAGTGTCGCCGTCTGTTAGCACATCCCCATCGGTGAGTACATCGCCGTCAGTAAGCGTTTCACCGTCTGTTAGCACATCACCGTCGGTAAGTGTTTCGCCTTCCGTAAGTACATCCCCATCGGTCAGTGTTTCACCATCTGTTAGTACATCACCTTCAGTAAGTGTTTCTCCATCGGTAAGTACATCGCCTTCCGTAAGTGTTTCCCCATCTGTCAGTACATCTCCGTCAGTCAGTGTCTCACCATCGGTTAGTACATCTCCGTCTGTAAGCACATCTCCATCGGTTAGTGTTTCACCATCAGTTAGTGTTTCTGTTAGCCCATCGGTTAGTCCATCGGTTAGTGTTACGCCAACGGTAACACCATCGGTTTCTATAACACCTACTGTTACTCCTTCGGTGTCTATTACTCCGACTGTTACACCAAGTGTTTCTGTTACACCAACGCCAAGTATTACACCTAGCATTACGCCTAGTATTACGCCTACGGTCACACCGACCCCAAGTATTACCCCAACTCCAAGTATTACGCCAAGCGTTAGTCCAACGCCTAGCATTACGCCAACGGTATCAATAAGAATTAGTCTGACACCTACTAAGTCTGTTGAGCCGTTCACAATGCCGCAAGCACAGAACATTGCTGCTGCTTTTGGCCTGCCTCAACTGGCAAATGTCTTCTACTATGGCAAAGAGTTTGGCTCTAAGAAACAAAAGCTGGACAAAAAAGGTGAGCTAGAAGATGAAGACTACCGCGCTCTCAGTGTGACCAAAGCGGGAGCGGAGGGCGAAATGTTAGAAGACATTGCCCAAGAGAAGAAAAACAACGAAAATAACGCCAATGACGCATTGGATTTAATCCTTGGGAAATCTAGTGACTCAATGTCGTTAGACGACTTAATTAATATTGTGAAGGGTGGCTGAGATGGCTGGTTACTACAACGAAATTACTGGTGAATATATTGATCTTGGGGGTACAGACCCTACTGGTCTAGATACAGGATCCACTCCCGGGTATAACCAACTAGATAACACATCTGGTACCAACATTGATTCAATGGCCGGTTATACATTTAAAGACGGAGTATGGACTTCTCCACAGGGATTAACCTACGACACCAGAACTAATACTGGCTCTTTAGCAGACATGTTTACAAAGGGTGGAATTGGGAGTATGTTGGGTGTTGCAGGAGCCGCTGGTCTAGCTCAACAACTACTAGGTGGTGGTAGTAGCAGTGGTTATGCAGGCTACCAAGGTGGTATTCCTAAGTACACTGGTGAAAGACGGCAGTATGCAGTCCCATTAACTTCGGCTCCTTACACGACTAAGTTAAGCGATCAGGATGTCAAGAACTATTTAACCCGTCCAAACATGACAGAGGCTATGGTTGCTCGCGGTATGAATGAATATGGCATTAGCCCAGAGCGGGTAGCTGGAATTCTTAATCTTCCTGCGGCAACCGTTCAGTCTAAATATCAAGAAGCTCTTGGCCCTAACTATATGGCTCGCCGCCCCGGTTCTGGTGGTGTGACTTACTTTAGCCCCATGCAATACAAACCTGTTACGGCTAATACAGCGACTAACACAGCGGCTAACACAGCAGTAGTTACCCCTCCGGCAAATACTACCGTTGTACCCCCAACAAATGTTGAAGACACTTCTTACAAAGTATTTGCTAATGGCGGTATAGCTAGTTTGGGAGGGTATTCAGATGGTGGACAACTACTCCGTGGCCCCGGTGATGGTGTATCTGATGACATCCCTGCAACCATTGGTGACAAGCAACCCGCCCGTCTTGCTGACGGTGAGTTTGTTGTACCTGCTCGTATCGTTTCTGAACTTGGTAATGGCTCGACGGAGGCGGGAGCACGTAAACTCTACGCCATGATGGATCGCATTAAAGCTAGCCGCGCCAAGGCAAAAAACATTGCAGCCAATACCAAGGCTGATAAACATCTTCCCGCTTAAGGAATAACATGGCTACCTCATACCCTTCTCCCGGCACCTCTTCCCAATCAACTCTATCTGACTGGGCTGGTGGTTATGTAACGGACATGCTTGGAAAAGCTCAGGCTATTTCCGAGCAGCCCTATCAGGTTTACCAAGGCCCAATGACGGCTGGTGAGTCTGGTCTTCAGAATAAAGTATTTCAAGGTCTTGGAAGTCTTAACTTTCCTAGTCAGCTTGGTAATACGTTTAGTTCTGCTGGCGCTTATCAACCTCCAATGATGGGTCAGAATGCGTATGCTCCCGGTGCTATTGGTACTGGTGCCGGTGCTCCTATGGGTGCTCCTATGGGTGGTACTTTGGGTGATGGTGGTAACGCTCCATCTCAGCCTACAGGTATTGCTTCTCAATACATGAATCCGTATTTGCAGTCTGTATTAACACCACAGTTAGAAGAACTGCGCCGCCAGTCACAGATTAATCTTCAGCCTAGCATGGCTAAGATGACCCAAGCCGGCGGTTATGGTGGTGGCCGTCAGGCTATTATGGAATCTGAAGCTAACCGTAATTTGTTGCAAGCACAGAACCAAGCTATCGGCACTGGGTACTCTAATGCCTACGATAAAGCTATGGGTCAGTTCAATACTGAGCAGGGTCAAGCTAAGACACTGGCTGACATTATGGGTCAAGCTGGCGCACAACAGCGCGGTATTGAGCAAGAAGGTATTACTGCTGACTACAACGAGTTCTTGGCTCAGCGTGACTACCCAATGAAGCAGACTCAATATTTACAGTCTATGCTTCAAGGTCTACCGATCTCTACTGTTTCTACCACTCCCGCTTCACAGACAGGTTTGGGTGCGTTGCAGTCTACAGTGGGTACGTTAGGATCTACATACGACTTGCTCAAGAAACTTAAAGTTATCGACTAAGGATAAGACATGAATCTCGTTCAAATACAAGAGCGTCTAAAGGATCTACCTACACAGGCAATCATGTCCTATGCCAATGGAATGAACCCTGAAGTTCCTCCTTACTTGGCTTTAGGTGAGTTGAACCGCCGCAAACAGATGGAGCAGAAATCTGCTCAAGCTCCCACTGGTACTGTCAAAGACAACATTGAACAGCAGATGTCTACCATGCAGATGCAAGCGGCTAAGCAAAGACAGATGGCTCAGCAGATGGCACAGCAAGGTGCTCAAGCTCAGATGCCTGTTCCGCCCGGTGTGCCTGAGCCACAGATGCAAGCTCAACCAGAAGACTCTGGAGTGGCAACGTTGCCAACCGGAGAGATGAACTTTGGCTCTGGCGGTATTATTTCTTTTGCTACTGGCGACTTAGTTGATGAAGCTAAAGCTGCGGCTAAAGCTGCTAAAGAAAAGCTTTATACCTATGGTTTGCGTCAACGTCAGCAAGATCCAGAAGGATATGCGGCGGCTCAAGCTGAAGCTGCTATTGCAGAAGATAATATGGTCAAAGCCCAAAGATCTAGTCCTGAGACTGGCCCTGCGGGTGCAATGGGTAAGAGCATGATTCAACCTATGGCTCCTCCTGTGGCTGTGCAACCACCACCTCCACCTCCTGCACCACCTCCACCTCCTGCTCCTAAGCCAGAGGTAAGAAACATTCCACCCGGCGGAATAGCTAATGTTGTTCCTCAAAAAGTGATGCAACAAAATGTACCTATTGCACCGCAACAACCGCAAGAACCTTCGGCACCCGCATCTCCTTTGCTTGACATTCTTAAGACAAAGATTGCTGAGCCTACGCCAACGCTTCCAGACTATGAAGCTGAACGTGCTGCTGCTGCCGTTAAAAATCCTTTGTTAGCTATGCAACAGGGTAAGAAGATTGAAGAAGGCATCGCAGGTCTGCGTCAAGGCTACGACAAACAGCAAGCGGCATTTGATAGAGCAGAGCAGGAACGTGCTCGTGCTTCTTTGTGGCAAGGTTTAATCGAGGGTGGTGAGTCTACTCGTGGTATCCGTGGTCGTGGATTAGCTGGTCTAGGTACTGGCGCTGGTAAGTCTTTCCTAACTTCTATGGAAGGTGCCCGTTCCCGCGAGTTGGCTCAGCAAGACTTGGTAACACAGCGTAACTTTAATCTTACTAAGATGGAAAGTGAACTTGAGAACGCCCGTATTGCTGAGGCAAAGGGTGACTTTAATACTGCATACGGTCACAAGCTGAAAGCTGCTGAGTTCAAACAGAACGCTGCTAAAGATACCAATCAGTTGCTTGGTCAAGGTGCTCAGATTGAAAGTGCTGATAACCGTGAAGTTATGCGCCTGCGTAATGAAAGAGAACTGGCCGATCTTCGGTTTAAATACGAGAAAGAACTTAAAGGCATTCCTCAAGCACAACGTGCTACCTTTGAAGAACAGTATGTTGCAGAAGCTGTTAGACGAGGTATGCCTAGACTGGATGCTATGCGTGAGGCTAAGACACTTGGCGTTGAGGCCAAAGGTCAGCTTACCTATGGCCAAGCTGCGGATGATGTGGACAATTTCTTGAAAAGCACTCAAGGCATGACTTATATTGCAGGCTTAAACAAAGCTGCAAAAGAAAAGAATCAACCTATGCCTGATGCGTTTAGTATTCGTAAGAATCTTATTGACCAACAGATGCAACAGTCGGGTAGCAAGAACGCACCTAAGAGTGATTTACTTAAAGCGGCAGATGCAATTGTTGGAGCAAAGTAATGGCAACAGCAGAACAGTATGCAGAATGGTTAGTACAGAACCAAGATAAAAAGGGCACACCTGATTTTGATACGGTTGCCTCCGCATACCGTTCGCTTAGATCTGCTCCACAACCTACTGCTCCTTCCAGAGAAAGAACATACGGAGAAGCCGCCAAAGACATTGGTGCTGGTGTCATTGGTGGTATTGGATCTTTAGTTCAACTGCCCGGCCAGCTTTATGGCTTAGCTACTGGTAACTTTAATAAGACTGGTGCTTTGGGTGCTGGCGAGGAGATCTCTAAGTTTGCTGAAGAGATGAAGTCTGCTGGCCTCAAAGCTCGTGAGGCTGAGCGGGCTAGGAAAGTTGCTGAGTCTGCACAGCAAGGACAGTTTCAAGCGTTTGGTACTGCACTTGGTGAGACTGTCAAAGATCCCGGATTGTTGTTGTCTTTTATTGCAGAGCAAGCTCCTCAATTGCTAATTCCATTTGGTGCTGCCCGTAGTGTAGGTATGGCGGCTAAAGGTCTCGGTGCGGCTGAAGCTGCGGCTGGTAAGGCTGCGGTTTCTGGAGCGGTGGGTGCTGGCGCGGTACAGCAAGGTGCTGACGTAGGTGCTGGTGCATACGAGAACATCTACAAAGAACTTAAGAGTAAAGGTGCTACAGATACCGAGGCTGCTCAGGGTGCTTTGACTTTAGCGCGTCAAGCTGGTGCCGCCGCAGGTACTATTTCTTTACTGGCTCAACGTCTACCCGGTGCTCGTCAGCTTGAGGAAGCTTTGGCTGGTGTTCCCGGTAAGGGAGCGGCTGGTCTTGGTGGCAGATTAAAAACTGCTGGCGGTGCTGCTCTTGGTGAAACCATTGGTGAGATACCTGAAGAGGTCGGTGGTAAGTTTGTTCAGAACTTGGCTATGAGACAGGTTAAACCTGAGCAAAGTTTGACTGAAGGTTTAGGTGAAGCTGCGGCTATGGCCACTATTGGTGGCGTAGGTTTGGGTGGTGCGGCTGGTTTAGCTCGCCGTCCTGCTGCTCCTGAAGTAAAGCCAGAGACAACTCCGTTTGATGTAACAAAGTTACCACCTGAGATTCTTACTAGGATTGAAGAGATCACTGGTGTTAAACAACAACCTCAAGAACAGCAACCTATGCTGTCTGCTGAAGAGGCTGGTCGTCAGCGTATCAATATGCTTCAACAGAAAGTTGATGCTGAGTCTCAAGCTCTTTCTACTGCATTACCTGAATCACCACAAGAAAAGGCCGCTCGCGCTGCGGCACCTCCCGCGACACAGCCTAGCTTGAATGAGCAGATGCCTCAAGCTACACCTCTTGCAGAGTTGGAGGCTAAGCAAGCTGAGATTGATCGCCTGCGTTTAGAGGCAGGACTTCCTACTGGTGCGTCCTCTAAGACTCCGGGCGTACAGCCTACCACGCCCGTGGTGGAAGAGACACCTACGCCCAAGATTGTGGACAACCGTCCCCTTGAAGAACGTGCTGCAAAGAACCGTTTATTGGTCATGCAGAACATGCTTCAGAACCAAGGCGGTGATCCTAATAGCTTGGCTATTGTTCCTCACCCTACAGTTGATGGTAAGTTTGCTATCCAGTCTTTGGACGTTCCAGTCAAGCTGACTAAGAACCTGCCTGAGACTGCAATCAATAAACCTGAGTCTCCAGTTGTTATTGATCCTGTCAACGCATACATGGAGATTGCTCGCCGTACTAATACGCCTGCGTCTATGCGTTTGGTTAAAGACTTTGAGGCTGGCATTGTTACCCGTGAAGATGTAGAAGCTGCTATTGCCGCCGAACAAAAAGCCGGACAGCCTTTACCTTTGAACTACAAAGGTAACGGTGAGCCTTGGTTCATTGCGCCTGATACATACAAGCCACGAGGTGATCGTGAAGTTCCACCTATTTCTGACTATGTAAAACCTCCAGAAGTAGAAGCTCCTCCTCCGCCAGAACCTCCAATAATTACAAAGAATGAGATGCCTAAAACTCTTGAGGAGTTTAGACAGCGAGTTCCTGTGGCTAAGGACAATCCAGAATATAGAGATGCTAATAATCAAGGTAGCTTTACAAAGTTGGCTGATGCTATGGCCAAGAGTACCAATCCAATTATTAAAAGAGTTGGTGAACTTAGTCAGAATGTTGCAGGTCAAGTTAAGCTTCACAAACCCGGCGGTCTTTCTAACAGAAGCTGGGTAGGTCAGTACACTTACACAGACCACTCTATTAAGATGCGTCCTTCTCACGCTGGTGATGAGTGGACTAATGCACATGAGGCAACCCATGCTTTAACAGCGTTAGCTCAACGTTTCCCAACCAATGCACAAAAGCCACACGTTGAACAAATTCAAAAGTTATTTGACCATGTAAAGAAGGAACTAAACCGCAAAGGTTATGGCTGGGGTAGAAAGTATTCTAAGCAAGTCTATGGTTTGTCTGATGTAGTAGAGTTTACTGCTGAAGCAATGAGTAACCCTGAGTTTCAATACATGCTGATGCAAGTCCCATATCAGGGTAAGAAGTCTGCATGGACTAAGTTTGTAGAAGAAGTTGCCGCCATTCTTGGCATCAAAGATACTAATGCTTTGACTGAAGTCATGAACTTGGTGGACAAGATCTCTCAACAGAAACCTTCTAAGTTTATTAGAAATCCTGTTAAGGGAGAAATAGGTGCCGAGGAACAGCCATCTAAGATAGAACAGGTTAAGCAGAAGGTCTCTACTGCCCTACAGAAACAAAAGCCCCTTGCGCCTGAAGTGATGGCTGGTGTAAACCAACAGTTTACAGATGCAGCTAACCGTGTCTTCAAGCCACAGACCAGAACGATTGTCGAGAAGATCTCTGACATGCAGGATCGTTTCTGGCAGCGTCTGGCTCAGGGTATTGCTGACCAGTACCGCACGATCAAAGACTACTCTCCCGTAGGCTACATGCAAGCCCGTTTATCTAAGAGTGTTGACGGTGCTTTAGAAGGTATCTTATTTAACGGTCATGTCTTTAATGATGGCGGTGCGTTGAACATTAAAGGCAACACCAAAGGTCTCATCGAAACGCTCAAGCCTGTCGGCTCTGAGGTGGATCGTTACCAGATGTGGGTTGCACTGAACCGTGAATTTAACCTGCCAGAACCAAAACGTTCACGTAGCGATGACATGGACTACATGGTAGCCAATCGTAAGCAGTTGTCTGAAGGAACTATTAACGGCAAACCTCGTGCTGAAGTCTATGCTGCTGTCCTTAAAGATATGAATAATCTAAACCGTTCCGTCTTGGATGTGGCTTTAGATCAAGGTTTGATTGACAAGTTTAGTTACGACAACTTTGTCAATGACATTTACTACATTCCTTTCTATCGCCAGATGGAAAACGGTGATCTTCAAGGCGCTCAGACATCAGCAGGTCTGACCCGTCAGCAGTTTTCCAAAGCTTTAAAAGGCGGAGGAGAGCGTCCTTTCGGTGACTTGATGGAGAATACTCTGCGTAACTGGAGTCACATCCTGTCTGCGTCGATGAAGAACCAAGCCGCCGTAACAACTGTCAAAGATGCTGAGAAGCTAGATGCCGTAGAGCGAGCTACAGAAGCCGGCCCAGATACCGTTAAGGTTATGGAAGACGGCAAGCCTGCTTACTACACCATCAAAGATCCTCTTTTGCTTGAATCCATTACCTCTATTGGTTACTTAGGGCCACAGTCTAAGTTCCTTGATGTGTCTCGTGATTTCAAGAACATCTTGCAGTACGGCGTTACGATGTCTCCAGCGTTCAAAGTAAACAACTTGTTCCGAGATTCAGTTCAATCTATGGCTGTGTCTGACTTAAGTAAGAATCCATTTGCTAACGTTGTACAAGGATGGATTGCTACTGACAAGAACAATCCTGCACACATCTCTGCTCTGGCCGGTGGTGCTATCTTTAACTTTGGTACAGCTTATGAAGGTAATCAGGCCAAGTTAATTAAAAGACTACTGGCTAAAGGCGTTCAAGAGTCTGACATCTTAGATACACCAGACAAGATTAAAGCTGGTTTGTCTAAGCTCTTTGAGAAGTATGAGGAGTTAGGTAACAAGTCTGAAGCTGCTAACCGAATGGCGCTTTATAACCAGTTGAAAGAGGCAGGTTATTCTCACTTAGAAGCTTCTTTCCAAGCCCGTGACTTGATGGACTTCTCCATGCAGGGATCGTTCGGAGCATTCCGTTACTTGACTCAGGTCGTACCTTTTATGAATGCACGTATCCAAGGCTTATACAAGCTGGGTCGTGACGGCATTCTTCCTACTAGCCGTGTGTTCTACAACTCATTGACTGGTAAAGAGATTGACCTTGACGATAAGAAGAAGGCTCAAGCTTTCTCTATCATCACAGGAGCAGTCTGTCTTGCTTCGCTTGCCCTGTATGGTGCATTCAAAGACGACGATGAGTTCCAAAAGCGTAGTGACTGGGACAGAGATAACTTCTGGTGGATCCGTTTACCCGGCATGGAAGCGGCTCTTCGTATTCCTAAGCCGTTTGAGATTGGTGCTCTTGGGACTGTTGCCGAGCGTACAGCCGAGCAGATCTTCGATGCCAACGCTGAAGGTAAACAGTTTACAAGTGCCCTTAATCGCATGATGTTTGACACATTTGCGATGAACCCACTGCCACAGGTTATCAAACCTGTTGTAGATTTGTACGCTAATAAAGATAGCTTTACTGGTGCGCCTATTGAGACTGCCGGTATGGAGGCTCTGTCTAAGGCTGAGCGTAAAGCTGACACTACAAGTCCTTTGGCTTTAGCTTTGGCTCCTGTACTTAACATAGCTTTGCCAGAAAAAGCAGAGTTAAGCCCAGTTCAGGTGGACTATGCTATTAAGGGCTACTTCGGCTGGCTTGGCGGAACAGTTGCTACCACTTCTATGTACGCTGTCATGCCGTTCAAAGAAGGTGCATATCCAGATACTCAATGGATGGACAAGGCTAGCCTTGGTTTTGTAAAGAGCTTACCTTCTAATCAGTCTCAGTACACGACTGCGTTCTACGAGAACAACAAGCAGATCCAACAAGCCTTTGCTGATATGCGTCACTATGCTGAGATTGGTCAGATGGATAAAGTCCAAGAGATCATGGAAGAGAAGGGTGATAAAGTTGCTCTTCAGAAGATGTACACCCAGACCTCTAAACAGATGGCTAACATCCGTAAGCAGATCTCTATGGTGACTAACGACACCAGTATGGACGGGGCTACAAAGCGGGAGCAGATTGACGAGATGAAAGAGTTGATCTCCATGCTAGCCAAGCAAGCTGAAGATACTAGGAAAGCAATGAAGTAGAAAACAGAACAATTTTCTACGCTTTGTTGGTTCCTTCTATGTCGGCTGTAGATTTGCCCCAGCCTATATGTTTAACGTAGCCATCTTCTTTGTTGGAGATGGCTGCTCTAAATCCTTTACGCATGTAATGCTTACCTGCTGCGGCCTCGCCATCGACCATTTCGTAGTCCTTTAACCTGCGAAGGCCGGGGTTCCAAGTAAACCCGTGCCACCATTCTGAATAGCCAAGCGACATCAATGGAAACTCCAGATCCTTTAACTTCTCTATTGGGTGGCCGTTGGTATCGTTATGCGCTCTTAACCAAACTGTGATGATCCAAGGATTACTCTGCATTATTAGTGCAGATTCTTCTATGAATCCGGGTGCATAGAACTCCCAGTCATCTTCAATGTGAAAGACGTACTCTGTTTCTACGTGGAAGTAGGCCCAATCTATTGACTTAGTTTGTCCAATATTATGTTCGTTTGCTATGACTATGAACTGCGGAGGCTCATGAATCTTGATCTTGTCTATCATTTCTTTGATAGTTATTGCCGCATTTATATACCCTGAGTCATCAATAATGATGAACTGCTTGATGGGGAATGTGTTGAACTCAAAGAAAGAACGCAGAGTTCTGTCTAAAAGTTCAAACCTACCGCATGAAGTAAGTACACAAGTTACCTGCATTCCAATAGTCTTTCGATAGTTACAGCTAGAGCGTCTAACTCATCCATCTTCTTGATAGCCCACATCCGTTTCTGACCGTGCCAGCCCATGATTGGGCCTTGGTGACAGTCAGTACACAAGGCTACCACTGTGTATTGCTGATGTTGTTTAACGTGATGGGCAGCGCTAGGTGGAGGGGCATCACAGACAGAGCAAGGTAGTTCTTTGACCCTACCTATGTGCTCTCGCTGTTTAGTTGTGAGTTTATTGTTCACCAGATACCCTGTGTTCAATCATGGCATCTGCCATTGCATAAGCATTAAATGCAACGTGGTTAGAAACATCTCCTACAGTTGATTGCCATTCATCGGGGTTAATAAAAGCTACCATTGCATGGATAGCTATGTAGTCTCTGAGAGACATGCCCATATCAAAGGGTGCACCGTGGCCAGTGTTGTGTATGGGGAAGGCCATATTCCCGCCATAAATTACTGTCATCTTTCCATCCTTTCTAACATCATTTCTTCGGCTTGGTCATAAGCCATGCGAGCGTTCTCTTGCATGTCCTCTCCGCCGGCTAAGCCCATAAGGACAAAGGCTGCGAAGAAGTCAAGCATCGTAATCTTGTCCAAAGAGATAGGTTCTAACTGAACAAGACTCTTCACACCTTCAGGCTTTTTTCTTACCATTGGATTTACCTTTTGTGTTCTGAGAAACAATCATCTCGATAAGTTTCTCGGCCAACAGATCCGCAACAGTCTCGCCGTTGTATGCAATAGCCGTAGCCAGTTCGTCCTCACCGATCACAGAGATTGCATCGCGGATACCTTTGTTGTATCCACCATTGAACTCGTCATCGCCTTCGACAATCATCGTAATAGCATCACGTACCAGAGCGGAAGCTTTGCGCTGACCAGCGGCCAGCTTTAGTTTGTCGTACACCTCTCGTTTAAGGTGTACTGAGTAAGGGACTAAGCGGTTATCTTCCATGCTGAAAACTCCTGTGTTATGCCGCGTAGCTTCTCTTGAGCACGGGCACTTTCTTTTATTTCTGTTCTTGAATTTATATCCAAGTACTCTTTCATCCAATCAGTTGCCTCTTCTTCATTAGCAATGAAGATGTGGCCACCGTCGTAGAGAAACTTGTGGAACTGAGGATCTCTACAGAGCATCCCAGCAGTACGAACGCCATCGTTAGAGTGCTCTTGCTCTCTGTTCATTGGACGTTCTTCGTTGTTAAGTCGCACCATAACTACTTGGTATCTAGCACCTACAAAGTCACGTAAGATTTCTTCAGGCAAGTCGTCTGGGTGTATTGAGAGTGTCAATACAAACCCAGTCTTGTCTTGCTTGAGAGCTACCTTTACGCTCTCAAACTGGCTTGTTTGCATCAGAAGGGAATGTCGCTATCGTCAGCAGGAATGTTGCGCTGTTGTGCGGGCTTCTTATAGTTATTTACTTTGATGCTAAAGAACTTACCGTACTGTCCTTCTTTGATCCAAGCACCAAGCTTCATGTTGATGGAGTCAGCGCCCTCTTGACGGGCATCTTCCAACATCTC